GATTGATAGTTTCTCGCAAACCAAGGTATTCAAGAAGCTGGGCGACATTTTTTCCGCTGAGCGCTGTCAGGGTAGCGTTCAGTGGCTGTTTCCCTGATAGTTGCCGGATAATCTCATTGGCAAAATTCGGGTTGTTGTTCAGAGCGGCGGCGATCTCTTGTAGCGTATCCATTACGCCTGGGGCTGAGCCAATAAGTGCAGCAATTTTCCCTGCAACAAATTCCGCATTAACAAGCTCACGCCCTCGAGCTGATGCCGGTGGTGTGGGGGTGGTTGGGCTCCCCGTGAGCACCGGGCTGTTTAATGGCGCATAGTCGGCAAGAGCGGCTTTAACGTGAGCTGTTGTTGAAAGCCTCTTGCTGTTATCCGTCTTGGGCGGTGTGGGCGCAGTCGGTTCACCCGTAAGCGCCGGGCTATTAATCGGAGCTTTGGCCTCCGCCAAATCTCTGACTTTTTTTACAGCTGCGGGCGTTGCAGCTTTGCGCTCATCGGCACTGTTGTCATCACTACTTAGTTGCACAAAGCCTTTGGCTGTTGTTGTCGCGTCGGGATGGTTGCGCGAACGTTCGTGTACCTGGAGCTGGCTATCAACATATCCTCGTACCTCGATGGCTTTCTCATCGGCATACTGGCGTGTCGCCAGCACGATAGCGGGATCAATCTTCAACGTGATGGCGTCGCTACTGGATACGATCAGCACAATACGAATGACCTGCACCCGACCGCTGCCCTCCTGAAGTCGTGGCTTATAGGTTTCGGGGCAATTGGCGATAGCAATCATATTGCCGTCTTTGTCCAGCAGCGCTGCTTCACGGATCCACCACCCCCCGACATCTTCCGGGAGCACCTGCTCTGCAATAATCTGGCTGGGGTTTTTCGGGTCAATGGTCAGTGAATTAACTGGCGCGCGCCGAACTTCACGTACCAATACCGTTTGCGCCGGATCGGGGGTGGGGAGCATGCCATTGCCATCTCCGATGGCCATCTGGGTGATCTCCAACTTGTTACCGAGTGCAGCAGCATTAGCCAGCTTAGCTGCGCCAATATTGGTTAGAATCGCAAGATATTTACTCGCCATGATAAAGCTCCATGGTGTCAATTAAGTGAACGATAGCGCCCGTATTGCTGTTCCCACCCGCTGTAATAACTTCTGGCAGGTAAGGGTAAACGGTCAGCGTGTCTCCGTAGAAATGGCCAGCACCGATCGTGATGGTGCCCGTAGACTGAAGAGAGAGCGCGATCCCGGTTAGGTGGCGGCTGCGTGGTTTGGCATCGTCAATCAGGCGCTCTAGCTCGCGACGGGTCTCGTCGGTGATCCCCTGCTCCTGTATCCCAATCTCTAGGCTGAACGTGCCTCGCGGCCCGCCTGTTTGCCACCACTCGTTAACCTTCAGTAAATAGCCAAACGGCTCTACAGCCTGACGTAGCGCGTAGATGGTTCCCTTGTGCCGATGTATTTTCCAGGAGGCGCGGATCACGGCACGCTTGGTCTGCTCTGGCCAGTTTTTATCCCAGCGGTTGACTGAACGCGCCCAGGCCAGGTAGGGCAGAAGCGGGGCGGGACAATGGTCAGGATCCCATAATGTGTTGAGTGGCACAGGGATCTGCTCAATGCCGGTTTCGGCGCGCTCAATACAGCGCATAAATTCACCGGCGGAAGGAGGCAGCAAGCTGTCACTCATCGGTGCCCCCTTTGCTCAATACGACGTTATCGCACCAGGCGACCTGGGTGTCGGTTATTTCGAGATCGGTTGCAGGTGACACCAGCTCAATACGCTGCACGCCCTGTACATGGAGCGCAGCCATGATGGCGGAGCGTGCCACATTGCGGCCGATTCTCCGTTGCTCGAGTAGCCAACGTTGCAGGGCCTGCTCTGCTGCATTCTGAATGGGTTCCGACTCGGGGCCGGGATAGAAAAACAGGCGTGCCTGAATCTGGTAGCGCACCAGCTCAGCACTTTTAACGGTTAACCGATCCCCCACGGGGCGGATGTGCTCAGCCGACAAGGCGGTGCGTACGATCTCCAGCAACTCAGGTGACGCGGTTCCCTGCTCACCAAAGGGCAAAATGGCCACAACCACCTCGGCGGGGTGTGGACTGGTCGCCCGGGCATCGGCAACCTGACCGCTCGCGCTGCGGGCAAAGAACTCATAAGCACCTGTCGGGCCCGCCACGCTTAATCCTTCAAAGGCCGCCTGTGCGCGCAGGCGTAATGCTGTATCACTTTCGTAGATTGCGTCTGCCGTCTCGGTTGCCGCCTGAATGAGCAAGCGACGAGTATCATTATTGGCTGCCAAATTATCCAGATCGGTGCCCGCTGAGTGACTTAACATGCAAGCAGCGGCAGCCTCATTGATACGTTGGCGTAGTAGCATTTCACGGTAAGCGATGGTCTGCGCGATGGCATTCAGCGGCTCGGACTCCAGACGCATGGCTGCCGCAATCGCTGGGCGTTGCTCTTCAGGGAAGGCGCTCAGCATCACCTGCTTTACCTCCGTCAGGATGGTCTCAAAATCCAGCACCTCAATGATTTGGGGTTGTGGGAGTTGGGATAAATCGACAGTAGGCATGAGTGCTCCTTACAGTTCGGCCGTGAAACGGGCGGGCTGCATGTTTTCGATAATGATGCAATCCAGTGTTAGTTCGGCCCGCGCTCCGCCGGTATAGCGAAGATCAATATTCCTGATGGCAATGCGTGGTTCCCAGCGTGTGAGGGCAATCACTGCGGCACTCATGCATTGAAGGCGTGTTGTCGCATTCTGTGGACTATCCAGTAGGTCTGGCACAAGACTGCCATAGTCGCGGCGCATGACGCGGGAGCCCAGTGGGGTAATGACGATGTCCTGGATGGCTGCCTGTAGCTGGTTGGCATCACTGAGTGTGCCAGGGCCGCGCGGATCCATACCGGTGTAACGTGCTGTCATTGGGTGCCCTCCGTCCAGCTACCACCACTTTGCACACCGCCATGGCTATGGGTGTCAACCTGCACGCCATTGGATGTGAATTTTCCGCCACTGTGCGTGAAATCACCCCGCATCTCGCCGCCTTTAGTCACAGAGAGAGTGGCGGTTTCCAGATGCTGGGTGCAGGTTACCTTGGGGGTATGCAGTGTGATCCCGATAGAGGCGTAGATATCGGCGGTTTTAATCCCGGTAGCTTCCAGTGCGCCCGCGGCGGCGTCATAGCGGAATGTGGCACCGTCGGGGGCGGTCAATACCGCTTCCTGTCCCGTTTGTCCTGGTGCGGGATTACCCGCGCTGTAGAGACTGCCGATGATCATCGCCGTTTCCGGGTTACCCCCCATACAGCCGATAGCGACCTGCTCACCCACTGCTGGCGGTAGCCATAGTTTGAAGGCGCCGGCGCGGGCGGTATTCCAGCGTAACCAGCCGGTTAACAAGTCGCCACTGCGTACCCGCACCATCCAGTTTTTGGTATCGACCTCAGCGACCACCCCGACGCGGAGGATATTCTCCAGCAGGCGATACAGCTCGGCACTCATGGGCGATGCTCTCCCAGGTGCTGCATGATGATGTCGGTGAGCTGACGCTCATCCCGTGGTGTCAGCCCCAGCAGCTCGCGTGCGGGGTACTGTGCCATCACGCCAGCCCCCACCTGATCACGCAGACCAAACTGGTGAACGCGGGCAATGCGCGCCGCGCGCCCCTGATAGCCTACGGTGACGCCTTGCGGCGTGGCCTGCATTTTCAGAAAACGGGCGGCACGGAGTTTCTGGAACATGGTATTGGCCTTGCTTTTGGCTGTGTTGCCCCGAGTCGTTCGCGTCTTGATTTCCAGATAACGCTCAATATCGCTGCGAAAGAAGGTGCGAATGTCATTGCGCTCGATATCAAAGCCGGTAATGGTGGCACCGTGGCGGCCAATGCCGTGATGCCAGTTTCTCAGGGTGCGAACCTGATCATTCCACAGGAATTTAATCCCCTGCTGAGTACGGCGAATGCGGCGCCCACGCGGTGTATACGTGGATCCATCCGGATTTTTCTGCGCGGCAATATGGCGCTGCTGGCCGCGTCGGATTTGCTGTCCGGCGGCGCGGGCGAGCCTAGCCCGTTCGGCGGTTGTCATGGCGCCCACAATCTCGGCGATAATACCGTCCAGAGTCTGAAACTGTCGGTCATTCATTGGTGGCGCTCCAGGTTACATCGTCAATCAGGGTCTGCCAGTGTTCCGCTGTGTCATCCACAGGGAAGGGCGGCTCAGGCAGATGCTCGGTAATGAGTTGGCCTGCAGGATCGAGGGAGACCTTTACCCGTTCGTAAAGTGGGAACTCAAACAGCAGATCGACACTGTCGTCGTCATTTGGGTTTGTCTTAAATTTAAACGCCTTGCTCTTCTCCGGGTTCAGCAGGAGATCGGGCTGACTGGCAAACAGCCAGCTTATGAGCGGTACGACCAGACGATCGATATCGGCGGTGTAATCCATGACGAAAATCACCGCCTTGTAGTGATAGGCAAAGGAGAGGGTTTTTCCCCTGATTTCGATACCGCCCTCTTCGGCAAAGACGGTGAACCTCTCCGGGTTGGCACGACACCACTGGCTGGTATGAGTCAGGGTGCGCCGCAGGCTATCCAGTTTGAACATTGTGGCCTCCCATCTTATGGCCTGGTGGGCGTGTTTAATCGTTGCTGACGACGTTGTTCCAGAGTGGCGATCCCTGCCTTGTCGGCGTTACAGGCCTCAAGGGCGTCCAGCAGACTATCCCCCCAGGTGGCGAGGCGTCCCCATGTCACGCGTACCGGGAGCGGTGGCGTTGGCGTTGGGGTGGTCAGGCTGGGCGGCGTGGGCTCGCACAGGATCTTCGCCGGTGGCGCGGGCGGCGTGCTGACGCAGGCGGTCAACCACCCGATCAGGCACAGCAGTGCTGGCGCACGTATCATTTTTAAGATCAGCGCGTATCGCTTCACGGCGTTCTTCCCCCTGAGTATTGCGTTGCTGCGCAGTGGCCTGGATTTGTGCCAGGACATTGCGGGCATCAGCGGCGGTATTGCGCACCTCCTGCAGCAGGGCGGCACTATCGGCAACCACCTTGCGTTGCTCCTCGCTCTGGCCCTGCTGTTTTCCGCGCTGGTAGGTTTGCCAGGTGAAGGCGGCGGTGGCCAGCACCAGTAGACAGACCAGGATCAGGCTGTTTCTCATGGCACCTCCGCCAAGTCACGCAGACACCAGGCTTTAAAATCAGCGCGCCGATTAATCAATCCCTGAACAGGCTGGCCGCCGCTGTTAACAAAATCGGTCAGCCGGTTACACATGGCCGGCCATTGCTGCGCCTGTGCATGACGCCAGATAGTGGTGCGGTGGCGCCGACTCTGTTTGTCCCGATACCACATCAGGTTGATACACCCCAGATTGAAAGCAGCATCAGTCATTGCCTCAAAGGCTGACTGCGGCATCACATCCCCTCTGAAGTTTTGCCGGATGCAGTTTTCTGCATGCTGCATGTCGGTAACAAAACGGGCCGCCACTTCGCTGGTACCATAAGTGCGATTCTGCACCTTGCTGGTTGATCCGCATCCTACGGTCATGACACCTGCGCCATCCCGGTAAGGTGTTGCACGGCAGTCCTCCCAGACCGCGATCTTCTGCTGCGCTTCGGGAGTGGTACGTAGCGCCCCCGGTGTAATAGAAATCCCCATGGCGACAACAGCGGCAGCGGCATAACGTTTAACGGGTGTGCGCATCGTCCCCGGCCTCCTGTTGTAGTATTTTCTGTGCCTCATCCGTCATGTTGTGCTGTTGAGATTGCTGCAATAACTGAGCGATCAGCTCATTGCGTCGATTCTGGGCGCGCTCCATCCGACCGCGGTGCAACCAGGCACGCCAGCCGGAAATGACACCCAGCAACAGGCCAGCGAGGGCAATTTTTTCACTGATGGTCATGACGCCAATCCCTGTCACGATGGCGGCGGCAAAAAATGTGATGCTGTCATGCAGTCGACTGAACATACCTAATCCCACAACTGGATCATTTCCCGCGTTTTGATTGAGGGTTGATCGGGCATTTCGACTTCCTGCCCAGCGGTCAGGAAAAGCGCGCGGCTCAAGCCCGGATTGGCTGCCAGAACCTGCTCGGTCACACCCTGGGTACTGCCGTAGTGCCGGAAGCACAACAGATCCACGGTGTCCCCTTGAAGTGCCTTTACTCGCATTACCACAGCTCCGCATAGATACGCTGGGTACCCTGAATGTCGGCGATGGCCCAGCGTGCATCGCGCCACAGGGTATCTGCCTGCGGCTCCAAGGCATCCGCCTTGCGGTCACCGTGCTCAGTCGTGTCAACATCGCGCATACTCTCCAGAATTAGGGCTCGCGTGATGGCGTAAACTGCTCGCCGATAACGATAAACCGTGATGCTTTCACCATTAACCGTGCGAGCAGGAACTTCTCCTAACTGTGTAAACCCAGCCTCCTGTTGCCGCTGCGCCCAGGGCGACAGTTCGTCGCTGACATGGATCACGGCCTCGGTTGCTGCATGCAACAGGCGCGCTGTTGTGGTGCGACCAGATATCCGGCAGGCCAGGCGCAGATCACGCAATGAGATGGCTGGCCAGAATGGATCTGTGGTTACCTGGATTGCACCATCGTCGATGTCTGGGACATCACGCTGAGTGGGCACTGCGTCGGGCTTGGCAATAACGCTCATCTTTGCCTCACAAAAAAATCAGGCGGTGGGCGGGCGACCAAAAGGCCAAAGATACCGGCCAGATAGTCACCCGCGCCGCCTGCGACGGGGGTCGAGACGGTTAGGTGTTCTTTTTGCCAGCGTTTTTGGTTTTACCTATAGTTTTGCGGGCAACGCTGGTACGCGTTGTTTTACGTGAAGGAGCCATTGGCGGCACCTCCTCTACAATCGGCTGGCCAGGCACCTTTTTCAGTGCGCGCGTTAGTGCGGCAATCTCACGCTTTACGCCAGCATGAGGATTAAGCTGCATTGCAGTGCGTAACAGTTCCAGCGATAGCGCCATGCTGTCAGAATCGGTGTTGGCACGGCGTGCGAAGGCGCGAGCCTTGCACAATTTGGCGCGAACTTCGTCAGGCATATCCTGTCCCTCAACGAGGTTCGCCAGGGTATCCAGCGGCGCAATAGCGTCATGCAAATCAGCGTCCGACTGGGTGGTGGCCAGCGTCAGAACAGGATTACAAATTTCCTCAGTCAGGGTTGTCGCCGCATTGCGGCCGAAGTTATCTGCCAGACTCAAGCCATGACGGATCACATAGTCCCCCAGACGTAGAGCCAGGGCTAAATCGCCGCAATCCACCGCCCATACCATTAATGTGGTGATGACTTCATCAGGACGCCCCCGGTCACCCTCCAGGGTTCCCTCGATCCAGCCTGCGAACTGCGGCAGGATCTCCTTTTTCAACTCTGCTTTCGTCTGGCGTGACTGAATACCGCCCAGGCGTGACTGCGCCAGACGAAGCATATGTAAAACCTGTTCATGCGCCGTGCGCTCGACCGGACTGTCCTGCTCGGGAGACAGCCCTGCACGCTGTGCCATTACGCGCTGAAAATGCGCCTGTGCTGGAGTCAGCATGTTTATCCCCTCGTTATGACAATGGCCGGGTGCCAATACCCGGCTCAGGTCTTATTCCGTGGCAAACTTCAACCCTTCGATCAGGGCGCATTTACCAAAGTCTTCCACCACATACGCATCATTGGTGGATTGGTAGGTAGCGATGCGGTTGTACTCCGGCTCTTCACGAATGAGACGGCGTAGGGAGCCACGCTGGTAGTAGATAGACAGGTTGTTGAAGCTGGTGATCAGCAGTGCATCCTTGGGGAAGAACGGAGCCAGGTAGACAGGTAGGCCGCCAATCATGCGTGACGAAATAATCAGTTGGCCAGCCATCAACTCCGTGTTGGGATTGGTGCCACTCAGTGCGTTAATCATCGGCAGGCGCAGGCTGTTAAACAGATCGCGCCCCAGAATGACCACCAAATCAGGTGCGTCCTTGTGCCATTCATCCAGCAGGGATGAATGTGCATCTTGTACCAGGGCGTCTGCATTATCGTACTTACCCTTGTGAATGGCCTTGTTATCCATATCACGTGCGGTCAGGGTCACGCCTGACATAACGCGTACGGCAGCCTTCGTTCGGATATGTTGCAACCAGCCGATATTGACATCCTGAAGTAACTGATTACTGGCGAAGTTGGAAGCCAAAGCATGAGAGGTACCGTTAAAGCCAATCATGATGCGATCAAGGGCAATCTGCCGTGCAATCTGCTGGTTAACCAGCGTGCGGAAATTGGGCTGGGCGCTCCAGGCATCCAACTGCGGATAGCTGATATAGGTGTCGTAGTTAACCTGTTCGCAACGGTAGCGCGTAGCGGCCAGATCGTGAGCTGTTAGCGGGTTACGGCGCTGGGTGCCGTCACTGCTGGTATTGGTGCGGGCGATCGGGCCAGTGGTATTGACCATGATCTTCTCGCCTTCCTGGTCGTTCACACCGATGATATTGATTTTTTGGGTGAACTCGGTGCTCTCTTTCGAGGCGGCCTCCATGCGCTGCTGAATTTCTGGGGTGACGCTATAGCGCTTGCCCAGTGTCTCAACGCTGACGCTATTCAGCTGCGCCTGATGGCGCATGTACTGATTGAGCTGGGTGCGGGTGTGCGCGGTTAATACCATTGCCATTTGCTGTCTCTCTCTTGGCTAGAATCAGAAGTCCCACTGCTGGTTGTCACTGCCACCCGTGGCGGTAAAGCGCATGGACGGATTAGCATCCTCGTGCAGCTGCTTGTGCAGGGTGGCGAGATCTGTGGTCAGTTTGGCGATCGCCTTCGTATCGCTCTGGTGCTGTTGCTCCAGCTTGCCGAAGCGGTCGAGCAGATCGGCATGGGACTGAGCGACGTTTTCCACCGCGTTGCGTACCTGGCTGAACTGCTCGCTATCGGACTGACGCCCCTTGCCAATCAATCCCATTACACGCGCAAACCACTGCTTGCCTTCATCAGCCTGCTGTGTTGCCAGTTCGATAATTTCAGCCTCGATAGCCTCGGTAATGAGGGGGGCATCACCTTGTTGCTGGTTGAACTGCATCACTTGGGTGCGTTGCTGGGCAGTGAACTTCAGGCGTTCGGTGCCCAGGCTGGCTGGAGTGTCAGTCATTGCCAGACCAATCAGGTAGGGACCATCGGTCACACCTGATTGTGGGTGTAGCTCAATGCTGGAATAGACTTTCTTTCCTTCGCTCACCAGTTTCTTCATGCGCTCAGTGGGCTCAATCTCGGCAAAGAGTGCGGTGCGCCCGGCTAATGGCCCCTCAGTAATGTCTTCTGTGCTCAGGGCGATCACATCTCCCATGGCAGCAAAATCACTGCTGGGGACGGGGGAAAGGTAGTGCTCCACGTTAACGCGAGCGCCGTAGACGTTAGGGTTGTAATTTTTTGCGGCAGCCTTGAGGTGCTCACTACTGATTTCGCGCCCATCTACGGTATTGCCGGAGACGGCGACGCGGAACTTTTTCCTGGTTGGCTTGGTGGTCTGTCCCATGATGTATTGCCCTGCATTTGACTACATGCAACCATCATGACAAAGGCTAACCCATTGTCTCAACGTGGTTTTGTTGTCGTTAGTCGGGGAGAACTAAAAGTAGTCTGGGCTGGGATCGCGCGCGGGGTAAGCTCTCCAGTATGACCGATAGGGGGAGTGATGGAGCAAGAAATTTTTATCCGTCTGCGCGCTAAGCAGCTCTTTTGGCAGGGGTATTCTCCGGCAGAGATCGCGCGCCTGATGGGGGTCAACGTCAACACCCTGTACACCTGGAAAAAACGTGATGAATGGGACGAAACACCACCGATAAAGCGGGTTAGCCAGTCGATGGATGCACGCTTGGTGCAGCTGACCCAGAAGGAGAATAAGAGCGGGGGCGATTTTAAGGAGATCGATCTTCTTACCCGGCAGTTGAAAAAGCTCAGCGGCGATCAGGCTACCGAGGCCGGCGGAACCAAACCCCGCAAGCGCAGGCTGAAGAACCATTTTTCAGAGGCGCAGATCACCGCGCTGCGGGAGAAAATCCTGGCGTCGCTGGCCTGGCACCAGCAGGGGTGGTACGCGCAACGCCGCCAGCGTAACCGAATGATCCTCAAGTCGCGCCAGATTGGGGCGACCTGGTATATGGCGCGCGAGGCGCTACTGGAAGCGCTGCGCGATGATGTGAAATACCCCTATCAGCGGAATCAGATTTTCCTGTCCGCATCCCGGCGTCAGGCGCACCAGTTCCGCGAATTTATCAAGCGGGCCGCAGAAGAGGTGGATGTCGAGCTAAAGGGCGGCGACAAAATCATTTTGTCCAATGGGGCCGAGCTGCATTTTTTGGGGACGTCCGCGGCAACAGCGCAGTCCTATACCGGCAACCTGAAGTTTGATGAATTTTTCTGGATCGGCAATTTCATCAAGCTGCGCAAGGTGGCGGCGGCAATGGCTACCCTCACAGGGTTAACACGAACCTATTTTTCCACCCCCTCGAGTGACACGCATGAAGCCTACCCGTTCTGGACGGGCGACCGCTGGAATGAAAAGCGCCCAAAATCCAAACGACAGCCATTTGATGTGTCATGGCGCGCGCTGAACAGCGGTGTGCTATGCCCGGATAAAATATGGCGGCAAATCGTAACACTGCAGGATGTTATCGATCATGGCTGGGAATATACCGATCTCGACGAGATTCACGATGAAAACACAGAGGATGAATTTCGCAACCTCTACATGTGTGATTTCGTGCGGGATGGGGAGTCGGCCTTTAGCCTGAATGCCCTGATCGGCTGCGGTGTTGATGGTTATGACGACTGGTTAGACTGGAAACCCTTTGCAACACGCCCGATGGGTAACCGCGCGGTCTGGGTAGGCTATGACGCCAACGGCAGCAGTGGTAACGGGGATAGCGGCGCGTTGTCGGTCACCGTGCCGCCAGCCGTGCCCGGCGGCAAATTTCGTACCGTCGAAACACGTCAGGTGCAGGGGCTAGAGTTCGAAGAGCAGGCGCGGGTAATCGAAGATCTTACCTTTAAGTACAACGTGCAGCACATCGGTATTGATGTTACCGGGGGGAACGGGGATGCCGTGTACCAGCTGGTGAAGAAGTTTTTCCCGGCTGCTGTTCCCTACACCTTCAATATTGCCTCTAAAAGGGCGTTGGTATTGAAGATGCTGCAGGTGATCCGTGCCGGGCGCTGGGAGTACGACCGCGGCGAACGGGCGTTAACCAACGCATTCAACTCGGTGCGCAAGATAAAAACCCCGGCGGGGTTCATTACCTATGACACCGACCGCACCCGCGGCGTCAGCCATGGCGATCTGGCCTGGGCAACCATGCTGGCGGTTATCAATGAGCCGCTGGGGCAAGAGCAGGGCGGTGATGAAGGTTTTGCAATGGAGTTTTGAGGGCAATGAAGAAAAAACGGAGTAAGAACCTATCCCGAGGCACAGGGCAGGATATGGCACAGGCGTTGCGTGACGCGCCAGGGTTGAGTGCGTTCACTTTCGACGGCCCGTATCAGACCAACGGCTGGGATCTGCTCGATAACATGTATTGTGCAGATAACGGGCGCTATTTCGAGACGCCATTGGACTGGAGCGGCCTGGCGCGCGCGGCACGGCAAACCTCTTGGCACCAGTCGGCGCTGTATTTTAAGCGCAATGTCCTGGTGGGGTGTTTTATCCCGCACCGGCTTCTGTCCCGGCAGGCCTTCTCGGCGTTTGTGCTGGACTGGTTTGTGTTTGGTAATGCCTATCTCGAGCTGCGGCGTAACCGGTTGGGAATGCCAGTGGCGCTGCGTCATGCGCTGGCAAAATATACCCGGCGTGGCGTAGATCTGGATACCTACTGGTTTGTTGATGGCGCCCATCCGGAGCACGCCTTCCCAACGGGGGCGATCTGCCATGTTCTTAACCCGGATATCAACCAGGAGATCTATGGTATGCCGGAGTATATCGGGGGGCTATTGTCGGCTAGCCTGTCGCACTCGGCAGACACGTTCCGCAAACTCTATTACGACAACGGATCGCATGCTGGGTGTATCGTCTACATCGGGGCCGCTCAGGCCAATCGTGAGAGCATTGAATCTATCCAGAAGATGCTGACCGAATCGAAGGGGCGCGGTGCGTTTAAAAATATCGTGCTGTACGCGCCGAACGGCGGCAAGGATGGTGTGCAAATCCTGCCTTTCCAACAGATCACCGCCAAGGACGAGTTTGTGAACGTGAAGGCCTCATCACGGGATGACGTACTGGCTGCGCACCGCGTTCCACCGCAGCTGATGGGAGCCATGCCGGGCGAGAAGGGCTCCTTCGGTGATGTGGAGAAGGCCGCTAAGGTATTCGCTATCAACGAACTGACGCCCGTGATGGAGGCGCTTAAGCATGTTAACGACTGGTTGGGTGAAGAGGTGATCCGCTTCAACCCTTACGCTCTGCTGAAGCCTGGCGACTGACGCGCTACGCTTGTCTGCTGCCTCGCGGGTATGCAATGGCTTGCGTACCCGCGAGGCAGATTGTGATTAAAGAAATGCAGCGGGGCGGCGCTTTTTTAGGTGGGATGCGATGTGTTTTTTCATGCTCTTCACTACCGGATCCCAGACCTCATCGTTGGACTTGTCGATAAAAACCTTAATGGGTGCATCGTCTTCAACGCGTACGATAAGGGATAAGCCTCCATCGCCAACGGAGAATAGTTGAAGATCGATCACAACACTGACGGGGTAGCCAACATCAAACGAATCTATCCAGGTTCTTACCGCCATACGGAATACATTGTCGGGTGCTGTCGCTATTCCGCGAACGGAAAGCGGGCTGAAATCTGCTGCCCTACCGCTGGGTAGCCCTGTTTCGACATAGGGATGAGAATCACCGCTTTTGTCCGTCCAGTACATTGATGGTAGCTCTAGCCACTCCTCGTAGTACTCAATCAGTCGAGCCGCTTCATCTTGCAAGATTCTGGCAGCCTCAGCCCGCTTTTCCTCGGTCTCCCGATTAAGATGGCACAAATCATCAAAATGACCCATGATGTTTTATCCTCCCGCGTTGTTGATGCTCATGACTATTGTGTCGCCAATTGAAGCTTGCAGCAAGGTGTTGCGCCAGACAGTCTGGAGCTAGCGCGCCCATCCAATCATCTAATCCACCGTATATGCATATGCGCTGTGCGCCACGCTATAGCGCGCGCACATATCCGCACTGTCTTATTCATTTGAAATGAGATAACGCGCCAGTGTAGCGCTGTGGCGTTATTTGGCACGGTATAGGGGCATCCCTACCCCGTTGCGGGGGCGTGTCCCCCGTCACCTGCGCGCAGCAAATGTTGCGATTTCTGTTCACGAACGGAAGCGGGGTCATGCCGCGCCCAGACTGGGCTGGGAGGGGATTTTGGTGGGCAAAAATATTGTTCAAAATTGTTCACTTCCTTGCAAGTAAATGTACATGCGTGGCGACAGGTTTTGTGAAGCAAGCCAAGTGCGAGGGGTGGTTGAGCAATAGGTGGAGCGCTGTATAATTCACCGGTCATGCAAGCGGGAATCTTTAAATGAAAGATATTACATATTGGAACAAGAAAATTCAGGAAGAAATTGATAATTATCCAGCACCCGTGCGAGACAGGATAAATTTTGAACTTGTTGCGTTGCAAAGCAATTGCCCTCACTCATTCGATGACTTTGCCTTAGCTGTTGAGGTTGACGGAGAGGACGAAATGTCTGCATTCCCGCCGGTACAGAAAAAATCGATGAGGGAAACGATAGGCCGATATGCTATGCAGATGACTATCAAGAGCACTGATTCGTATCGAGTGATCTATGTCGCAAAATTTGACGAGTCTATCTATGTAATTCATACATTTAAGAAAAAAACAGAAGGCGTATCTAAAAAAGAGTATGGAACGGCAACGAAGCGGTACAAGCAGTTGGAAGAGTATCGCCGCCAACACAAATTAAAATAGCTTGTTTGTATCTCAAATTTGATATAATGTGTTCAGTGTCAGCAATGTTGCTGACTAAGGTGGGAGAGTTATGGAATTCGTCGTAGTTAAGAACCCCTATGCATCATCAAGTGTTTCTCCAAATGAAGCTAACGATAAACACATCCGTGCACAACTGATGGTAATTATTCGTAAGATGATTCAAGAGCGAGGGCTTAACCAGCGAGCAGCAGCAGAGCTACTGGGAACAACTCAACCAAGAGTCAGCGAGATCATCAACGGAAAGCTGGATAATCATACGATTGATAGGCTTTTTTCTATGCTGAACACCCTCGGGTGGGACTTCAAATTTGGATATTCTGGTGGGGTAGTTACTGCTACAGCAGAGCTATCTTGTCAGGCAGCATAAATGATAAAGCCCCTAATGGCGGCAACCATCAGGGGCTTTTAAAGCAAAGTGCGATGCTCTGGGAGACATCGCCACCTTGGACTCTTACAACGTTTCTGTTCTGGATTCTAGTCAATTCAGGCATAAAGAATCAAGGTAAAAATCACTCCCAGTAAGGAGGTGATCATGAATGTCATTGAAAAATATTGCAGCGCGACCAGCTCCGAAGGGATTTCGCTGGCAGTACTGTCGTTACCGGAAGGTTCGGGGAAACTCAGGCCGTCAACTTGATGCGCATGAGTATGGATGGAAAGCATGGGCATTCTTAGTTCGAGCCTAACTAACTATCGCAAAGCATGGCAAATGCCATGCTTTTTTCATTTTGTGTTGGGTAAATTCAATCTATCTTTTTGACGAGCCGCGCTCTTTAATCTATTCATTAGCGATGTCGTTTCAGTGAAAATCCGGCCAGGTGACGCAGCGGATTGCCTAGATATGAGATGCCCGCTCTTTTGGTCGAAGGCCACAACCATGCCAGCACCATCCTGAAGGTGTGCGCCCTGCAGCAGAGAGCAGATCACGCTCTCGCCGACATCAAACCGCATCACGGAAAGCTCTCCTTTTAACCTCTCCACCATCAATAACTCAACGTTCTGGCTCTCAAGTAAGGTGTCCGTGGCGCTTTCATTGACCTTCCAACGACAATCTCGAGAGTTCTTCGCTTTTCTATTGAGCGTATTCTGTTCAGTGGGACAGTTATTGCCACAAGTCCAAGGGGCGGCGGGGCCGCCCGGAACGTCAACAGACTCCCTCGGCTGCGCCGCGGGAGAGGTAGTGGGCGCAGCCTTTTTGACCAGCTTCCAGGTGTCAGGATGGGTGCATATACGGGATGCGGCGCCCAGTATCGGGGAATAGATGCCGTAAATCTGAATGGGGGTTTCACCGTAGTCATTTTCTCTATCGGCGATGTCGTAGGCGGTGCGTACGACGTAATCTTTCCGGGGGATGAGCACGCCGCCCTGGGCCATGATGTAGGCGGCAAAATCCCCAGCATCAGCGCAGGCCAGAACATTATCCATTGCCGGATCCGGCAGGCGTTGTGGGCCATCCTTTTGGCGTGTCATCTGGCAGGCGAGGCGGCGCAACTCACGCCAGACCTGGCGCGAAGGGATGCCGAAAAACTGAAACTGACGCACCCCGTGCAGTCCGGCCCAACCGATGGCATTCTCTACCGTCTCAGCCATGTCCTTGCCGCTCTCATTGTCTTTACGCGGTTCGCCTGTTTTGGGGTCATTTCCCTTTACTGCACCGCGATCGATGTTCTTCCCGATATAGGTAGCGATGTAGCCAGTGGGCGAGCCTTTCTCTGCAGTGATGATCTCACTCTTAAAGCGTGGGGTAATGTCATCACCCAGCTCTTCGCGGTCGTCCCGAATGGCAATATCGCGCACAATTTCCTCGATTGTCTCGCGCTCTTCTGGGCGGGTGAACATCATCATGTGCCAGTGAACGGTGCCGTCGTGGTGCGGCTCAGCAACGCGGATGCCATACCAGAAGAGCCCCTGGCGTTTGAGTTTTTTACGAACCGCAGAGAAAAAGCGGTCAACAAGGTAGTTACTGCTATCGCGCGTAGTTGAGCCGTCCCATTTTGGATTGGGATGGCCATCCTCTGTGGTTACATGGAAGCGTGACGGGCACGTCACGGTGATAAACGTTGGTACGTCCCCGCGCTCCTCGGCGATCATCTCAATGCCCTTCATTGTCGTCATCATCTCGAAGCGACGGTGTTTAGGGCTGCTGGCGCTGGCGTAGTAAACATCTTCAAGATCGATGGTAAAACCATCCTCACTAACCAGCTCATGGGACTTAAGAAATTCACGCAGACGGCGGCGCTGCTCGCGGAATGCACTCAGCGCATCGCGGCTGATGTAAGGGGATACCTGGCGTGATACCTGACCGGCGGCGCGCAGCTGCTCCTCGCGCCAGCGGCAGCGCAGGCGCCACAGCTTACGCTTCCAGTATTCGGCACACATCAGGCGCGCTATGGCACCCGGCAGCTTGTCCATATCGATAGGGTTACGGCGGTTTTTATCAAGGCGCAGCGCCTCCCAGCGGGGCGGGGTGATATGCAGCGATAGCGCCATGTACCCCAGGCGCTGGTAAATGGCGAGCGCCTGCATCGGTGTTTGCTCGATGTCTGGGCGCGTATATTGCCGGTCGAACTCCCCACTAAAAGCGCCTGCGGTCAGTGTGGCCAGTGTCTGGATGCGGCGCTTATTCAGGTGTGGTAGATGCAGCAACTCATCGAGGCGTTCGCGCACGGCGATTATCTGGTATTGCTGCGTCAGAAACCGACTGTTCGTCAGCGTAATGCGGCGTAATAACAATGCTAATTTACTGCGGATATAGCGGCTCGCCGGTCTGGATGATTTGCCGGCAGCCTCTGCGGCTTCCTGTTTTTTCTGCAGGTGCTTTAGGCGTTGCAGTAGCGGGGTTCGCAGATAGTCCGGCAGGGTCATTAACTCGGCCAGCGGGCCAGAGTCTGGATCCTTGCGGGCGGCAGCGTGGGCAATGCGGATTTTGGGCAGCAATAGATCGCGCTTGCGAAAGCGCTCGCCAGCTTCTTCGGCAAGCGCCTCCAGATGGGAGGCGACCTGCTTTCTCTCGGCCTTTTGCTGACGGGCTTCCCGTTCTTCGCGCGCTTTGCGATTTTTTGCTTCTTTCGCATAAAGCGCAATCGCATCGCCTAGGTCGGTGCGCGGGGCGCGGCCAAAGGTTTCCGGGTCGATAGCGGGGTGAGGCGTACCCCATGTGCATTGCCCTGGCATGCGTTACGGCTCCATGCCTGTGCTCTGCAACCATGCCCGATTGCAGACATCGAGCAGGCGGGCGGACTCTTGGGCATACTGCTGAGCGTTGACCTGATGGCCTGAGCGACTGGTACTGTGTGCTATCAGATCGGCGATCAGGGCGCCCGACGTTTGATAAATGGCTACCAGGTTGCCGCCTGGCTCCATGAGGCTTATCAGCTCAAACCCGGCGGCGCGTTCTACGCTGTCGGGGGGATTAATGCGAACGCGGTAACGGCCGTCGATAATGAATTCATCCAATTGGAACGCGTGTTGCTGATTGTGGCGTGCCAACTTTTGGCGCCATAGGTCGTGCAGCTCCTGAACTTTTACGCCCAGACTTGCATCTACAGCCCATAGCCAGTCGATGAAGGCGTGAAAGTCGGTTACTGGCTCTGCAGATTGATCGTCAATATGTTGTGCAACTTCGTGATTTTTAGGCATGGGAAGCCCTCCGGGTGAGCGGATATGACAATGCACCAGGTGCCAGCGTATGACTGGCGCCCGGTGTTGCTGTATTAGTCGTTATTCTGAGAGTTTGGGATAAGCCCCAGTGCGCGGGCTTCCTGGCTAATGGCGGCCAGATCTTCGCGCAGATAGCTGATGATGTGCGGCAGGCAAACCGCCGGCAGCATATTGCCCTCGGCAAGGCATGCATCGACGGAAATCCAACGCGTGATTGCGGTTGCTCGATAGAGCTTGTGCGTGATTGATGGTGAGAATGTAGCGGGTACGGACGGCTGGCCGGCGTGCGGCTTGAAATCGTGAATGGTTGCCATGATAGGGCACCCTCTCTAGTTGGTTTTGATAACTCACCAACCAGAGAGGCTAATCTCGGGGTGGTGAGACGTACAGGGTTAGCCTTACCGGCAACTAGAGAAACCGGCGCGTCCGTAGACGCCCCTGCACGCCCCACCATAATGCGCAGATGTGGCCGTGCTTCGCACACAAAAAAACCGCTTACAGCGCGGTTGTGCGCTCTAGTTAAGTCCGGGAGGCTAATCCCGGCAGCCGATTTTGCGGCTGCACGGGAAATATAGCCTCCGGTCACGAGATCACGCAAGCGGTTTTTTGGTGTGCGAATGCAAGCGATCATGCAGCGTGCTCCGGCATGGTCGCGTTTGCCGTGATGATTAGCTCGGAGGCCGGCCCCCTTCTGCTGTCAGCAGTAGCGCCGATGCTGCGTTTAACGCCAACGCAGTGGCGCTTGAAATTGCGATAGAGCGACTGCACCAATAGGGTATTGCTGTTGGAGGCGATAATCGGGAAACCCTCACTAGCAAGGCGCTCCAGGATGGATGCCAGACGGTACTGATCGTCTTCGCTGAATTTGGATGTGTGGTAGCTGGAGAACGTACCGTCATACGGCGGGTCGCAATAAATCACATCGCCCGGCTTCACCATGGCGAGGGTTTCTTCATAGCTGGCGCAGATGAATGTTGCGTGCTGCGCTTTCTCGGCAAAGGCGTCGATCTCAGCTTCGGGGAAGTACGGTTTTTTATGGTTGCCGAACGGCACATTAAAGTGCCCGTGCTGGTTGTAACGGCACAGGCCGTTGTAGCCGTGACGGTTGAGGTAAAGAAAAACCGCCGCACGGTGCAGAGGATCGACAGCCGCGGTATTGAAGTCCATGCGGTGCCCATAGTACATGTCAGCGAAGTTGCCACAGGCGAACAGGGCGCGCGTACGGTTGACCAATTCGTCTGGGGCGGACGCTATCATTTTGTGCGTGTTGACGAGATCAGGGAGAACATCTGCAATGAGATACCCTGGGTAATCTGTATTCATCATCACCGTACAGGCACCACCGAACGGCTCTACCAACCGTTGACCTGCTGGTAGATATTGGCGCAGTTCGTTCATGATGCGTGCTTTGCTACCCGCCCATTTCAGTGGGGTTTTATTGATCGTTGGCGTCATTTCATGCTCCCCAAGGTTGCTGGCGCCTCAGTGATGACGATGGTGTGTTCAATCTTTTCCGCAGCAAATTGGCGTCCATCGATCAACATGAGATACGCCCCATCGGGGATTGCGGGGTGCGGCTCAGTATGCGCGATTAACTCATCAGGAACGGAGTACGTTTTCCCGCGAGAAGTGAAACGGATAAATAGGCGTTCACGCAGCTGCATGGCCAGCCTCCGGTTTTTTGTGGTAAATGATGTAGTCAACCGCGTCGAATTTGATTTCGAGTTTGTTGGCAATTTCTCGCACGGTTAGCCCTTCGGCGCGCAGCGCATGCGCCATGTTGATGTCCCACTGTGAGGGGCCGTTGCGACGGCTCATCCCCATAGCGTAAATCTTTTGCCGAACTGCATTTGGCGTGCGCCCCTGTGCCACTGCGATTTCCGCAAGGCTTTTCCTTTCAGCCACTTGCTGTTCCAGGAGCTGCTCTTCCTGTTTTGTCCATGGGCGTTTCATGGGTGTACCTCCGGCAAGACTTCGGTGAGTTGAAAGGACAGCACCCAGACCGCCGGATCCTGCTCCCAGGCGTGAGGAGAACGGCTATAGATGGCGTCCCAGGTGTGGTGAAAATGCGAGATGGGGGTGTCTGCGGGCATACCTTCGTCGATGGCTCCCTGTTCGCTGATGTCGTGCAGGTGCTCGATAGATACGTCGCTCAGCATCGCGCGGGCGAACGGGCGGGCTTGTGAGTTGATTGATAACTCAATGAGATCGCCTGCGATGCCATGCGGACAATGAGCCAGGAGCGAGGCGGCGTAGCTCCTGGTGAGAACGTGTGTATTACTGGGGATGAGAAGATCGCTGTCCGCATCCAGTGCGACAGTGGTTAACCTGTCGGTTATTTGTTCCCAAAACCATATAGCCGGATCAACGTGTGAGCGCAGGCAAGGGAATTTTACCGGACGGCGCGTTACGGTTTTTTTGCCCTCAAGAATGAGCGGCTTAAATTCAGGGCTAAATGTTAATGTGTACGCCATTTGCGTATATTCCTTGTGTATTGCGGATGTTTAAGCAGCTTCCACGTAATCCCTTCGTCCAAACTGAATAACCGATAACGGTCGGTGATATTGATCACTCTGGCTCGGGGTAATACTTCAAGGCGGCGGACATGACTGCCATCACCTTTTAATACTCGATTGAATGCTGCCCGTGCCTGGCGTTCTAATTCACCGCCACGACATCTAGCAGGAATAATCAGCTGCATGATAATTGCCTCCCGTTTCCAGCTTCGGGGTGAGCGAATCCCGCCGCAGTGCGGTGGAGTTAATTCTATGCGTGTGATTTATTTCGACTGAATGTAGGACTCTATTCTTTCAGCTGTCTCTCCTGCCTGGATAGTAACCTCTCGAAGTAAGGTTACGACAACATCATAATTACCCTCATCCAGACGGCGCCCTGCTATTGCAATAAGGCGCTTGATTGTCTTTATTTCTTGCTTAACTTTCTTACTAGACATCGACTACCCCCTTATTTATTTTGTTGCTTTACATATTCGACACGCAAAGCAACATAAAAAATATACCCAGACACAAGGCGCTAAATGCCACAGTGCAAAGTATGAGTAATACCAATGCGGTGATTATTTTTATAGACGAAACGGGCCATGGCATGGATTAGGCTCCCGTATTAAGTGGGGCAGGTATTTCGTTGGTGAGGATTTTGTGAAAGAGCTGGTTAATTTCATCCATGCTCTCATAGTCCCCGGCAGCTTCCGCTGCGCCAGCCAGCTTGCCGACACCGGCCAGGAGATCGGCGTAATGATGTTCCATGCAGACTTTGGTAGCCTGGTTATTGAGACCATGCAAAGAACTCAGGTTTTCTTTCTTAAAGCTGTAGTTCTTCAGCATGGCATTGATGACATGTTGAAAATGTGTGTTCACAAAGCCTCCTGTACTGGTTGGTTTAATACTTACCTTTTGAATTCGTGCTCATATCTGGCTAGTTGGTTATTCTATCCAGCTATAGTTTTAACATTATCCTTACTAAAGGCAGATTAAAGCCCTATCCACAACAACCAGGCATCGCGCTGCTCACGCGGGCGGTTGTAATACGCATCGCGCATCGCACGGTTGAACTCAGGAATATAGATCCAGTTCTCAGCACGGGCGCCTAGGCTTTCCGGGTTCTTCCATGGAATGATCGGTAACTTACCGTCTTCAATCATGCTTTTAACCGTGGCGGGTTTCTTGCCGATCAGCTCAGCAAATTTTGGGTATGGAACCGCGTCAACAGCGTGACGCACTTCAATGAACCCCTCTAACTCTTTGTCTGTCATAGTGTTAGCTCCTCTTATGAAATCATGCCGGGATTTTTAGCCATGCCCGGCGCATGGTTGCTGTGTTAGGATATTGTTGCGATACAAAAGCCTGCACAGCGTTCCATTTTCAATGAGGTATTTTTGGATCAATTGGCTTATTTGGTATGGAATAGATAAATTTCCTTCTCGGCGCTACCCGAACAGGAAAACTGGGGTCGTGCTCAACAGCACCCCTCTGGGAGAGCTTGATAACCGCATCCTCCTCTATTCTTTTGCGAATCCAGTCCAGCACATCCATGGCCTCATGATAGGAATAGTGATTTAACGCATACAGCATGGCTTCTGACGCCTTTAATACACGGTCAACGTAAAAATCTGCGGACTTGAGGCCTCTCATATGAAATTCACCCTTATTCGTAACAAAACCAATCCAAAATCGTATTGCTGGGAACTCGATATCGGAGACGAAATTTTGTTTAAAAGTCAGTTCTTTGATAGCTTTATCGATGCTATTAGAAACCTCGAGAACTTTCATTTAGGACTTTTTTCAATACCGGTGGTTGACGACAATAACAACCTTCTATGCCCTCACGAATCCAATCCCGACAATCCTCATTCCCTGCTTTTACGTATCACTCAAAAAGACGATCAACGCTGGATGTGTGAGATATGCACCCTCACCGGCGAGGCTTTAACGGCACTTGGCCCCTTCAATACAAAAGACCATGCGATTTGCTACTCCTCTGCATTTGTAATGGACATCTATACCGATGCAACCGTTACTGACCAACATGGTTCTATGCCACCTGTCTTGTCGTTTTCCCGCCGTTATCGAGACACTTTTGGTATTGTCGATACCCACCCTTCCGCTTGCCGTCACTAACTCAGTAACTGGTCTTAGCGAAGACCATCCGGAATCATTAACCCGGCAAGAGCAAAGATGTTTTCCATGTCACGGCCAGAGATATCTTTACCGCTTTCACTGGCCTTTTTAATCGCGTAGCTCGCTATGTCGCCTGCTATATCGATCATTTCTCGCGGTGTTACCAGCTCTCGCTGGACGGTTTTGATCTCCACATAGCTGATCGATCCGGCATATCCGCAACGTCCGCACTGCTCTTTCCTTACGTTCATTTGTGCTAATCTCCGCATTGGCGCTAGGCGCTTATTTCGGCTTGTAACTGCTTATCTAAGAAGTTGCTTTCTTATCCTAATGGTGTCAATTGACACCCATGTGGAGGAATATATGGTGTCATATGAATCCCTGTCAAGCAGTATCGGGGAGAAAATTCGGACAATAAGGGATGCAGAAGGGCTATCCAGAACTCAATTCTTTGAATTGACAGGAATCCCGGCAAGCACTCAAAAACAGTACGAAACAGGCAGAAGAGATGGAGTTGGCAGCGATATCTTGCTCAAGATTACGCAGCATTCACGTTTCGCAAAATATACACTCTGGCTAATGACTGATAAGACCGCTCCGCAAGCTGGTCAAATCGCACCGGCTCTCGCACACATTGGGCAAGAATCAACGGAATCAGACCACTCCGAGAAACAAACTGGTTAACCATATATAAACATTACATTTTCACTATCTGTTACCAGGATGGTGAAATAAACGCCGGAGGGCTTTCTTATGTCGATTAAGAAGCTCGAAGGTGGTCAATATGAAGTGGACGTATGGCCGCGCGGGCGTAACGGAAAACGCATCCGCAGGCGGTTTGGGAAGAAGCAAGAGGCAATCCTTTTTGAGCGTTATGTATTAGCCAACGCTGACAAAAAAGAATGGCTGGGCGCGAGCGTTGATCGCCGCACCTTAAGCGAGTTGTTAAATACCTGGTGGCTGCTGTATGGACAGACTCAGGAAAATGGCGAGATTGAAAAGCGGCACCTGAATAAAACAATCAGAGCGCTGGGCGATCCAGCCGTCAACCGACTGAACAAGCGAATGATTGCACAGCATCGAAGCCAACGACTGGAAGACGGTATCAGCGCAGCAACGATCAATCGGGATATTTACCGCTTATCCGGGATGTTCAGCACGTTGATAAAGTTGGAAGAGTTCAGGAAGGAAAACCCCTGCAAGGGTCTGGAACCACTGAAAGAATCACCGCCAGCTATGACCTATCTCACCAAATCAGAGATCGGCAGATTGTTGGATACTCTGACCGGCGATGATCGCCGCGTAGCGCTGTTGTGTCTTAGTACCGGCGCGCGCTGGGGAGAAGGCAGCACGTTGCGAGGTGAGCAGGTTAATCACGGGCGTGTGACGTTCCTTAGGACCAAAAATGGGAAAAAGCGAACGGTTCCAATTTCTGCAGAGCTAGAGAAGGAGATCAAGACCAGTGACACAGGGCCATTGTTCAAAGTTGATTATGAAAACTTCTGCGAACGACTCAGGCAGGTTAAACCAGACTTGCCACGCGGGCAGGCTACGCATGTGCTCCGGCACACGTTCGCGAGCTGGTTCATGATGAACGGGGGGAATATTATCGCGTTACAGCAGATTCTGGGTCATGCGAGCATTCAGCAAACGATGGTTTATGCTCACCTCGCCCCCGATTACCTGCAACACGCGGTGACGTTAAACCCACTTGGCGGCGGGCTGACGGCGTGACAATGTTGTCTACATCTTGTCTACACCCGTAATGCTAAACCCTTCCTGTAACTGCTTATGGCAGTTGCAGGATCGATTGTTTTATAAGGGATTTTTTCTAAGTACCTGATAAAAAAAACCCCCACATCATGTGGG